GCCAACTGCGAGCGCTACAAGGCCGACTGTGCCCAGGATGCCAAGCGCCGGGCCTATGAAAAGCAGTTTGCCTATCTGGACAGCATGCCGCAAACCGCCACTGCCTTAAAAAAGACCCTTGCGCCCCGGCGGGTGGGCGGCCAACAGTAAAACAGAAAGGATGGAATCAATGACAAGGAAAAAGTGCATCAAGATGATCATGGGAACGATGGGGCTGCCGCAGCCGTGGGAGGCTGAAAAAGTTTTCCGAGCAACGCGGGAATGGATGTACGGTGAAACCGGGCCATGGCCGAGCAATAAGGAAGTACTGATGGCTATTCTGAGCGCAATGGTAAAAGACGTGGATATTGGCATGCCGTTTACAACTTACTTTCTGGCAAAAGTCCGCCTGTCTATCATCAGGGCAAAACTCAAGCGCATCCACGACCGCCTGATGGGCGGTCCTGCAAAAGAAACCCAAGCGTGAACCAAAGCCGCAGCCCTTAAACCAGGGCGGCGGCTTTCGCAAAACCGGGCACAGCTTACCTATTATATAGAGCATGTGGCTGCGCAGCCGCAGCGAGCTGCCGCCAAACGGTCCGAGGGGGGGCCGTTTGGGCGGCTTGTATAGGGGTTATTTCAAGGTCCATTCTCCCCCAAAAGAAAGAAAAGAAGTGAGCGGCATGAAAACTACCAGAAAGCAATACATCCGTGAGCAGAAAACAATCTGCGGTGATAGCTATGCCGAGGTAGACTTCTGCTGGATCACAGAACAGGAACACCGGGCGGGTCCCCGCGGCAAGAAGAAGTTTGCCAGCAGCCTGGCCCAGCAAAAGCGTAACCGGGAACGATCGGCGCGGCTGTTGGTGCAGCTGCTGAACACAAATTTTGACCAGCGGGGTTTTGCTCTTACCCTGACCTACGAAGACATGTGGCTGCCGGATGACGATGAAGCCGCCTGGAGGGACGTGTACAACTACCTGAAACGGGTGCGCCGATGGCTGACCCGGCAGAACTGGCAGGATGCTGCGCCCATCAAGTGGGTGTGCGTGACGGAGAACCAGGAAGCTGACCCGGCCAACGGCCTGAAAGAAGTGCGATACCATCACCACATGGTGCTGCAGGTGGACGGCCTGACCGCGGAACACCGCGCCGCCCTGCGTGATGCGCTGGAAGATCTGTGGTGCACCGGCCGCAGCCGGGAACCGCTGGGCACCGTGAACGCCGACCGCCTGCAGCCGGAACACGATAGCCTGGAAGGGCTGGCAAAGTACATGCTGAAATACCCCCGCCGCCGCAAAAGCTGGCATGCAAGCCGCGGCCTAAAGCGGCCCACCTATCCCCGCCCCAATGATACCCACTGGACCCCGCGCAAGCTGGCCGATGCCTGCACCCTGCGCGTGGACGATGCCGATTATTGGGAGCGGCGCTACCCCGGCTACAGGTTTTTGGGGGCTGTGCCCAGCTATAACGAGGAGCGGGCCGAATGGCGGCTATACATCAAGCTGCGCCGGAAACGCAGGTAATGCAATGTTATCCATTCCCCGGCGGGATAACAGATTTTCCGGTCGGAGATAAAACTTTTTTTGATGAAATACCGAGGAGGAACAAATGGAACCTAAAAATTTCTGGAAAGAAATGCGATGCTTGCGCATGGGACTATTGGACGGAGGAAACCGAATGAAAAAGACAACATTTGACGCTCACACCAGCCGGTGCCGGACCGTTGACACAGAAGAGCATACCCGCCCTGAATGCAGGCTGACCCAGACAATGACCCCGGCGGAAATGAGGCAGCTGCGGCGGCTGCAATTTGAGCGCACCCCGGAGGCTTGCCTTGGCTGCGGACTGGAACACGGATGCAGCCTGCACGGGTGTGCAGTGCTGCGCAAGGCGTATAAGGTTTTGGGAGGCAAAGCGCGTGAGTGTTGTTGAGACAAATTTTGATAGCATAGCCGCTGCCCTGATACTGATTTTTGTGGTCGCGCCTTTTGTAATGCTTTGCGGTGCGGTGATAACGTGCGTTTGTGCGTACATTGGCCGCCGCCTTGCCGATTCTTTGCGCCTGCACCGGATGGCTCTGCCGCGGTGCAGCCAATGCCGCCACTATGGCACAACGCAGTGCCCGTTGTGCGGGCAGGCTGACCCGGATGACTTCTGTTCTCACGGTGAAAGGCGGGATACATGATGATACAGATACTGCTTTCCATCCTGACCTGCACCGTGGGCATTTTTGTGCTGTCTGTGCTGCTGGCAGCAGCCTATACCGCCGGGGTAGCCGCCGGGAAAGCTGCTGCACATGCGGACGATGACGCAGAAGACCAAAAGATTTGCATGCCGCACACACATGGCGGTGATCCTGACACCTGAATGCAAAGATAGCCATATTCTGAACCAAGGGAGGTATACACACGTGGGGAAAAGCAAACGCTTGCCGAATGACATCATATTGGCTGCGCTGCAGCTGGTGCGCGGCCAGGCCAGGCGCAAGGCCGAGTATAAGCGCCAGGTGGATGAGATCATCCTGCGCAGCGGCACAAATTTTGTGGATACCACAACCCGCAGCGGAACGCCCGTGCGCGTATACCTGCCGTGCGCCAACGGCAGCGCCAGCGACATCACCGCCGACAAGGCCGAGGCGATCCAGCAGCTTGAGACACAGCGGGATGTGCAGATCATGCGGGCCATTGATGCCGCCGCGGATGAGATTGGGGCCGACATCCAGAGCGCCACAGTACGGGCTGCGCTGCAAAAGGCTATTGCACTCAACTGCAATGACTGCCGTATCTGGACGTTTGAGCGCCTGAATCTTCCGGGAATCAGCAGGCGGGAATTTTACCGCCGCCGCAGAAAATACCTGGAAAATGTGGCCCAGCGTGTGGGTTTGGGCTAAAAGTTGGCACTGTGCAAGATTTTTTAGTGCTAGAATTGATACCATAGAATATTGAGAGGACAGCCCACCGGCTGCCCTCTTTTGTTTTGGAGTGTAACCCATGGCAGATAAAAACAACAAAACAACCAACCCCTGCGCCCGCTGTATCTGGCGCATGTGCGGCAACGAACGGGTGATCTGTTCCCTGCCGCACTGTGTGAACCCGCAGCAGTGCGAGCGGCCCAAACATAAAATCGGCCCCGGCGGATACTGGACCTATCAGCGACCGCTGAGAAAGGCTCCCCTATGACTAACCCCCGGTATGCCAATGGAGCGCTGCGCAGAAAGCACCGGGCACGGCTGAAAGCCATGGGCGCGCCGTGCGGAATCTGCGGCGGACGCCTTGGCCCGATCCATTACGACGAACCATCTGATGCCGCGCACCCGCTCAGCTTTGTGGTGGATGAGATACGCCCCGTTGCCCGCTGGCGCGAGTTCGGGTACGCATCTCCGCGGGCTGCGGCTGAAGATTGGGACAACTTACAGGCTGCGCATTACTGGTGCAACACGCAGAAAGGCTGCAAGCTTTCGCCCGCAAAACCCAATTCGGCGCAGCACACCCGCACACAAAGGCCTCCTGCAGACGGCAGCTGGTGAGGGGTGGGGAGGGTCCCCCGCCCCGGCCGGCGGGCGACCCCAAGCCGTCCAGCGCCGATTTACCCCCGCAAAAAATAATTTGATGGGGGGTGGTATCAAAACAGGAAGGAGAAGCAAAAAGTGGCAGCAGATACTTCTAATCGCGCGCGCGCGGAGATCGCGAAAAGGTCTGCCGCAGAGCGCAGAAAACTGGCTAAATTTTTGGCCAAAAACGGATTGAATGACGAAAAAATCAAGTCGCTTGACCCGGTGATTTTGAATGTTTCGTGGATGAAATCCAAGCTGGACGATGCCAGGGAAACCATCGGTGAGGAAGGCATCACGGTGGAATATGACAATGGTGGTGGGCAGTCGGGCGTGAGAGAGAACCCGGCCTTCCGGGCTTATGAGGCATTGTGGAAAACGTACCTGTCTGGATTGGATATGCTGATTAAGCTCCTACCTGTTGAGGTGCCGCAAGAGCAAATATCCGACATTAAGCCGACAAGCGTACTCACTCTGGTGCAGAATCGGAGAAAACAGGACGCATGACCGGCGCACAGATTCCAAGATACCGCATCGAGCCGGAGCGCGTTACGACCGACGGTGCGGACGCCGCAGCGCTGATGGCCGCCTACGGCAATGCGCTGGATGAATGGCAGCAGCTGGTGCTGGACTGCTGGCTGGGTCGGGATGCATCCGGGCGGTACACCGTGACCTCCGCAGGGCTGGCCGTGCCCCGGCAGAACGGGAAAAACGTGTGTCTGGAGGGGCGGGAGTTTTTCGGAATGGTCATCAACGGTGAGAAGATCCTGCACACCGCCCATCAGGTGCGCACGGCAAAAAAGAGCTTTAACCGGCTGGCCCGGATGTTTACCGACAAGCGGCACCCAGAGGTGCTGGAACTGGTGAAAAACATCCGCTACACCAACGGCGAGGAGTGCATCGAGCTTCTGAACGGCGGGAGCATTGAGTTCTCGGCCCGATCCCGGCAGGCGGCCCGCGGCTTTGACGGCATCTCGC